AATTTTTTTAAGATCTTCCATTCCTCCTTTCCTCTGGTAACGACAAACGTATTTAATAACGTTTCCTTGAAAGAACGAAAGATCATTCTTTGAAATAAATTCGTAGGGCTGTATAGGAAACTTAGTATAATGATTCCCGCCTACCTGGGTGTATTGAGGAAAGGCTTCCTCAAATATATCTTTATGTGTCATATAACCTCCTGCATTGGGTAACACTTGTTATCATCTTTTGGTCTTATAATGTGTAAGTGTTCTCTTGTTCGAGTTGCACCTACATAAAATAATCTTGTTTCATCATCTTGATTCTTATCGTAAGATTTTTTAGTGTTGTATGTAAGGTCAGTTAATAGAACTACATTGTCTTCTTCTCCACCTTTTGCACTATGTATTGTAGATAATTTAATCCGTGGTTCTTTGTTCAACATCTCTCCATTACGTTTCATACGTCTTATATAATTAATTCTTTTTTGTCCTGCTTGATCAAAAGCATCAAACCAAGTTTCTTTTGTTTTTAATCCATGATCTTTTTGTAATTGTTCTAAACTATACACACCATTCTTAACCATAGATTTTAATTTATCTTTATTCCATTTAACTTTACTAATGTATTTAGATATTTTTTCTATATCTTTGTATCCTAGCATTTGTCCACCTACTAGGTGCTCCCAGTTTAAAGCTGCTTCTTGAATATCTTTCTCATAAAGTTTTTTAAATCTATTTTCATAATAAAAACCTTTATCTCTTATAGTATCTTCTAGTGGATCTAACATAGATCTTGTTCTAGTTAATACTAACCATTTACCTGAAGACATATCTACATCTTCAAAGTTATCATAAGGCGTTAGTCTACCTTCGTGTTTCTTTGGATTCCAACTCTTGTCTATTCGATTATTAACTCTACCTATAATATCATTTGCTAGTTCATGTATTTTTCTAGGAACTCTTTTTGATTCTTTTAAGTGTAGAGGTTTTCCTTCTTGTGCTATGAATGAATCCACATCCGCCCCTGCCCATCTAAATATTGCTTGATCATCGTCACCTGCAATATAAGAATCTACTGTCTTCTCCCATATGTTCTTAACCATACTCCACTGCATCAAAGATAAATCTTGTGCTTCATCTATAAATACAACATCAAAGTTTGGTGACATATCTTTCTGTATAAATTTTAATATCATGTCGTTGTAATCAATAAGATTATATTCTTTTTTGTATCTTTCTAACTCGTTAGCTAAATGAATTAGTGTTCCATATTCAACATCTTGATTATGTTCTTTCATATTATATTGTCTATCAATACTTATGTTTCTAAGTTTAGCTAGATTAATTATTCTAAGGTAATCAGATTTTGTAGTAAACAATCCAGTCTCCTCTTCATCATAATCATTATAATCTAAAAATAAATTTTCTTTTCTACCAAGATCTTCGTAGTGTCGTTTCTGCATGACCTGATCTTTTTTAATTCCTAAAGTTCTAAACGCTAAAGAATGTAGTGTTCTAAAGTGTGGTAGATCATCCTCTGAAAAATTAAACTTTTTCATAGCTCTTTCTTTTGCTTCGTTAGCCGCCTTTCTTGTAAAGGCAAAGTAACCAATTCTATCTGGGTTAGTGGTTTTTAAATAGTCATCTACTTTCTCTAAAAGAGTATGTGTCTTACCTGTTCCTGGTGGTCCTAATACTATTGTTCTCATTAATATGGATCCTTCTCTTTTAGTTTTCTTTGTGTATGTGTGTTATCTGGTTTTTCAAAAGCATCTACTACCATAATAGTAGGTCTTTTCTTACCTATAACAATTCTATCATCAGTACAGCTACAATATTCTTTTAACATCTGCTGAGTTACTTGTGGTTTCTCTGGCCATTTTTTTCTTTGTAAATGTCCATGATAAAACTTATGGAATATAAATTTATGTTTACCTTCTTCTGTGTACACATTTCCATTTAGTATATCTTTCTTAGTAGTCTCTGCTGCAGTTCTGTTTGTACAAAACTCTTCTAAGTGTTCTTTTAATTGATCTACAATAGAAGATCCTTCTGGTGCTTTGATTATTTCTACACCTTGTAACAATTGATCTGTATATTTTTCAAACTCTTTAACCGTGATTCGTGGTGGCTTTTTATTAATTTGTTTTGCAACAGTTCTTCTAAATAATCTTTGTTCCATTAGATAGTCTATATTATCTAATTTAACTCTTTCACCATCTACGTTGACCCAATAATATGGTTCATCTAATTCTACCTTCTGTAGATCAGATAGTGTTGGAAATACTGCATCACCACCTATACCAAACTTTCTAGTTCTACATAAATTTTTATCACAGTGATTACACATAGGATCTTCATTACATTTAAATCCTAAATCTTTACCATCGTTAAATTTAATTTTACCTTGAACTATCTTGTCATCAAGTGGTCCTTCAGGATGCTTTTCAAAATACTTATAGTTAAATGCATTTATTTTTCCTTGCCAACTTTCTGGAAATTTTCTTTTTGCATATTGTATGTATTGATAAAGTATTCTATCTCTGCCATCTTTAATATCTGATTGTGTTAGTGATTCTAAACAAGGTGGGCCATCACTAAATTCTGACTCTGGTCTTTTTACTTTTAATTTTTCTAATTGATCTGGTGTAATTTTATATAAATTATATAATAAATAAAAACGTTCTAGATTAACAGCTTCACCATTTTCGTTAAAGCAATATCTTGTTGTTTTATTACCATTAAAGTATGGTAAATTTAAAAAATTTCCTGTATCATCTTTAGATTTTAATTCTACTTGTTTTGGAAAAACTTCTGATCCACCGTACCCTAACACTGCACTAACAGATATTAGTTTATCTCGCATTAGTTTTGCTTCAACGGGAACTGTTGTAAAACAAAATACATGTGCACCACCAGACTTAGATCTAAATACTAATAATGGTAATTGTAAATTTTTTATTTTATCTATTAATTTTTTATGATCAAAACCTGCATAAGAGTCTATGTCTATACATCCCCATTTACATGTATTGTCATCTGTGATTGGTATAATACCAAGACTAGGCTCTATACCTTTTAAGTGGTTTTCCCACATTTCATTTGTAACAAACTCTCTTTGTACAAAAGATTTACCTTTTATTTTTTGACCATCAGCACCTTTTCTATCTACATAAGTGACACCATGAGCACGGTCTAATCCTGAAAATATTTTTATAAAATCATCCATATCTTTTTACCTTTATAATTATTAATGGGCGGCTCCAGTCTCCCTTTACCGCCCACTACCTAGGATACTTTAGTATGGTGACTTCTCTGTAGTCTCTGTATCTGTTTCGTGTTTTATCTCTACCTCACCCTTACCTACTTTTTCAGCAAAGTCTTTTGCTAGTTTATAAACACCTTGATCGGATACAGGTCCAACTTTACTTACATCCCAACCAAACCAAGTTCCTTTGTCATTAGTCATTTGAACTGACTTTAACTTATAGATGTGGCTAAATGTTGGTGGTGTAAACAGACCATTCTTACCTTGTAGTTTAATCGACATCATCATTGAGTTCCAAGTTCTGCTAACTTTTAACTGCGTTCTTGTCATCGATATAAGAGCACTAGTAGGTATTTGTCCTAACTGTACAACAAAATGATTTGCTGTATTTTCAAGATAGTTACCATTAGATAATCTATCTCTGTTGAACTGATCTCTTTTAGTTGTCTTAACAATAGGATCATCTATTGCAAAGATATTAACTGGAGCACCTACTCCTTCGCCTCTATCTTGCCATTCTAGATATTTTCTATTGTAGAAAACTGGAATAACTTCTATTCCTTTATCTCCATCAAACAACTCTTTGGTCACACTATTTAATATCATTCCAGGTTCTGCACCTTCGACATATTTAGCGTGCTTCTTGTTTATTTCTGGAGACAGTTGCCCCAAAACTTTCAGAAATGGTAAGGCGACATCGTCTTGCCCAATATTCTGAGAGCCAGCATTTGCATCAGCTTCAAACATGTTGACAGCTAGTGCACCTGCTTCTTCCTTCTTCGCTATATTTGTTTCATTTTTCATGATTATTTTTTCCTTTTTATTGTTGTTTTATTTCCAACGAATACGCTGAAAATTTCCGCTGGCATTTCTTTACCTGCCTCTATACGTTCACGGACTAACGCTTTCAGAGTCATGGGTTCAACCTTCAACTTCTGTGTTGGTTGAAGCCCTTGACCCCTCGCAAGTTCAGCATAATCTGCTGCCTTGTTATCTTCTCCACGTCCAAAAGATACTACCACCTCGTTCTTGATAATATCTCCTAGGTCATTGTTTCGAAGCCAGTTAAAAGCCGCCTCTTTATTTGCCTGTGTAATCGTAGCATTGTAGAACGGCTTGACGTCTATGGTAGAACCATCCATAAGTTTGAGTTGAGATAAACCCATCTCAGACATCATAGTTGGAATTACCTCACCAGAGATAACGTCTAAATCTTTTTTTCTGCTTTTCAATGTGTCTTCTATATTTTCTATTTCTTTTGCTAAAGACTCCATCTTCTGCACTTCATCAGATAAAATTTTAAGATTATCACTTTTATCTAATACATCTGTTTTGTCTTGTTCAAAGTTAATGTTACTCATCTATTTCTCCTTTCTCGTATAGATTAATTTCAATAGGATAATATTTTCTTTCTTGTTTATCCCACTTGAGTAAATTATATTTTCCATTTGTAATATCAGATACAATAGAACATGCAACACCTATGATTGCAGGATCGCCTGTAAGTAGTAAATAATCTCCGTGTTTAAAATTTTTTAAACCTTGTCTTAACTTATATATAAGTGGACCAGGAGAAAAAATCATTTGAGAAAATTCTGGTAATAAAAATTTAAAAGTACCGTATTGAGAAGCACCCATAATATTTATTTTAGGGTTGCCTGCTTGCGTCCCTGGAATTTCCTGTATTACATAAACTATTCTTTCTAACATTATGTCTTGACATATAGTTTATCATTGATTATATGTCAAGTCAGAAAGAAGAAAATTATGAAATATAAATTTAAGACCAAGCCATATGCACATCAATTAATTGCATTGGAAAAATCTTGGAACAAAGAAACCTTTGCCTATTTTATGGAAATGGGTACTGGTAAAACAAAAGTATTAATCGACAATATGTCGATGTTGTATGATAAAGGTAAAATAGATGGTGCCTTAATTATTGCACCTAAAGGTGTAATAGGAACTTGGTACAATCAAGAAATACCTACACATACTCCATCACATATTGAAACTGTGTCAGTAATGTGGCAGTCATTGATTAATAAAAAACAACAAGAAAAATTAGAAACATTATTTAAGACTGATGCAAAACTACATATTCTTATAATGAATGTAGAAGCTTTAAGTACATCTAAAGGTAAAGATTTTGCTGCATCTTTTTTAAGAAGCCACTCTGCTATGATGGGTGTAGATGAGTCTACCACAATTAAAAACTCTTCTGCTAAAAGAACTAAAAATATTTTAGAATTAGCTAAAGTTGCAAAGTATAGAAGAATAATGACGGGTTCTCCTGTCACTAAAAACCCGTTAGATTTGTATTCACAGTGTGAGTTTTTAAGTCCGTGGTTATTAAACTTTCAATCATTCTATGCTTTTAGAAATAGATATGCAGAGATGAAAACTATTAATGCTAGGGGTAGATCAATACAGGTTGTAAACTATTTTAAAAATATAGGTGAGTTATCAGATAAGTTAAAAGGTTTTTCTTATCGTGTATTAAAAGAAGATTGCTTAGATTTACCAGATAAGATCTATATAAAAAGAAATGTAAGTCTTACAGCAGAACAATCTAAATTATATGAACAAATGAAAACTACTGCGCTTGCTATATTAAATGGCAAACAAGTAACTAGTATGACAGTGTTAACGCAACTAATGCGACTACATCAAATAACTTGTGGTCACTTCACAGCTGACGATGGTAGCACACAACAAATTAAAAATAATAGAATAACAGAACTAATGGATGTGTTAGAAGAGATAGAGGGTAAAGCTATTATATGGGCTAACTATCAACATGATATATCTGAAATTAAAAAGAACATATCTAAAGAATATAGTGAAGAATCCGTGGTTGATTATTATGGATTAACACCACAAGAAGATAGACAAAATAATATTCAAAGATTTCAAAACGATCCTGAGTGTAGGTTTATACTAGGCACACCACAAACTGGCGGTTATGGTATTACACTTACCGCAGCTAATACTGTTATCTATTATTCTAATGGGTATGATTTAGAAAAAAGATTACAATCAGAGGATAGAGCACATCGTATCGGTCAAAAGAAAGCTGTTACTTATGTAGATTTAATGGCTGAAAAAACAGTAGATGAAAAAATAGTTAAAGCTCTAAGGAAAAAAATAAATATAGCTTCAGAAGTTTTAGGAGAGGAGTTAAGAGATTGGATATAAAATTTGAAATAGAACCTGTATTTAAAATAGAGTTTTTTAAAATTAAATGCATAAATTTTAAAAATAAAAAAGATCATATAGAAAAAATATTAGATCAATATCCTGAAACACCTTTTCCTAATTTTAGCAGTAATAGAAACAAGTCAAATATAACTTGGGAATTACAAGAAATATTTAAAGATGAATTTAATTTAATTAGAACAAAATTTAATTCTAAAATTATTGTAGATAGAGCTTGGTCTGTAACTTATGATAAGGGACATTATCACGTGCCCCATAACCATAGCTCAAAAGGTTATGCAGGTATTATATATTTACAGATGAAAAAAGATTCACCGCGAACTACATACATACAGCCTTGGAATAATGAAGAAGATGAAAGTGTTTTGTATTCACCTAACGTGAATCAAGGAGATATTATGATAGTTCCACAGTTTGTAACACATTACACTGAACCAAATAAAATTTATTTTAAAAAAAGGATCATATCCTTTGATTTTAATTTACAGAATGGGATAGAGAGGTACTCCAGGGGCAAGTGGTAGTGTCC